GTTCCGGCAACTGCGCGGATTGGATAGCGTTGGCCTTTGCCGCAATATCAGCCGTCGGCGCGACCATATCCTTGGGCAGCGCGTTATACAGCGCCGTCGTCGCGTCTTGCGCCGAGACATTCGCGGCTTGCACCGGCGCCCGCAACGCCCCGCCGACCTGTTCTGGATTTTGCGCAATTGGCGCACTCATTGAACGGGCCTGAGCCGCCGCGCCCTGCGCTGCATTGACGTTTTTCGCGCTTTCCTGCTCGACTGCATCCCGCATCGCGCGAAATTGCATCGCGGTTTCTAGAGGAGACGCATCGGGTTTTAGCGCCTGGATATTAGCCAAAGCCGATTGCTGGGCTTGCTGAGCGCCTTCGACATGAGATTGTGTTACGTCGCCTACCAATTGCTCATTTGCCGCCGCTTTTGCTTGAGCTGCGACAAGCGCTTGTTGCGTTGCGGTATCGACGGCCGCGGCATTGGCGCGAATCGCTACTGGCAACTCGCCGATATTGCCTTGCGGCTGGACCGCTGCGATGGCGTTTTGTCGCGCTGCATTTTGCTGAGCGAGACGATCGGCATATGCAGCTTTGCCTTCGGGAGATTCCGCAACCGCCTTCTCATAAGCGATTAAGCCGGTATCTCCCGCCATTGGGCCAAGAGTGCCTTGCGAACCGGGAATAATTTCACGTGGCGCGGTTTCCAGCGCGGCCATCGCTGCTGGCGCATTCGTTGCACTCGTTGTCAATTCCTGGCCTACTTGTCGTCGCGCGGCGGCAATCTGACCTGCTTCTGTGATCGCCGGCAATCCCGCCGCTACAGCGCGAACGCCTTGTGCGGCCAGAAGAGGAGCGCCAAGCGCAACCGTGGGGGCCAATATTCCGCCGGCAACCCCGGCGAGTGGCTTGTACTTATCTGGGGCCACATCGGCGGCAAGCTGTCCGCCCGCGCCAGAAACTGCGCCAACGCCGGCATTCGTCGCCAATCCCGCACCTGTCGCCTCGCCGACGTATGGCGCGGCGGCGGCAAGCGCTCTTTCTCCTAGCGATGCAGCACCGCCAACTGGGATTATAGCGCTCGCGGCGCCCGCCCCGGCTCCCTGTAACGCGCTTTCTAATTCGTTATGGATCGGAAGCGGAGTAGGCAACGCATGTTTTTCAATCCATTCCGAACCGAGGAACGGCGCTGGAGCATTCTCACCGGACGGATAAATCCCGGCCTTTTTCATCGCCCATGTGGCAAGATCGACGGGCGCGCCAATAGTCTGCGCAACGCCACGATTGAACCCCGACGCCACGCTCGCAGCGCCATAAGGGATCGTCGTACCGCTCGGCGCATTGTCATTTGTCGCTACTTTGTCGAATTGATCGAAAGGATTTGCGGCAATGGCAGGCGCAGCGGTTGCCCCAGCCGAAGGGCCGCTATCGAATTGATCAAACGGATTTGCGGCTGCGTCGGCCATCATTGACCCGTGTAATAGCGTGAGAGATCAGGACCATATTTGGCGTCGAACTGCGACGTGAGTTTGGGATTTTTCTGCAAGAATTCAATTGCGGCCTGCGGAATGGCCGCCAATGCACGGGCTTCCTGAACGTACTTCGATGGCGGATTTGCGCGATTGAACGCAAGATCGGCATCTGGCGCATTGCCATTGGCCGAAAGGAACGAATAGAAATCCTTCTGCCGTTGCAATCCCGCATTGATCGCCGCCGCGACCGTTCGCGCGCCCTGCGGTGTGTTTTGAATGCCAGGATTGAGAGAAATAGCCTGTTGAACGATTTGCGCGGCCTCGCGAGCGCCAAGCGTCCGGCTCATATCGAAGCCGAGACCGCCGTTGATTTTCTGCGCATTCTCAGCGGCGGAGATTTGATTTGGATCAAATGCCGGCGATGCGCCGACACCGGTCAGAAGCGTATTGACGTACTTGGCCAAACCGAGACGTTCCGTTGCACCGGAACCAGGTGTCAACAAGCTCGCCCCCGTTGGCAATTGATCAAGCGAATGTTGCAACTCGCCGAGTTTCATTTGAGCCGTCGATGCAGTTTGATATGCCTCTTTGGCCTCTCCGAATTGCTTCACTTGCGCTTCTGCGACGCCGCGCCCCGTCGCTTCCTGCGCGGCCTTTTGGGCCAAGGTCATGGCCGGTTGCATCGTTGACCAGCCTTGCGGCGCGGCTAATGGCGTCGTGCTGTCGGCGGCAAGCCCTGTAGGAGCGGCGGTAACGCCCGACGCAGCGGTTGCCGCTGTAGCCGCCGTGGGGATCACAGGCGGAGCGCCGGGAGGCGACGTTGGCGCTCCCGGTAACGGCGCGGGCGGCGACGGCACGATCGGAGCCACGCCGTTTTGTGCAGGAATTGGAGCGAGCGGATTATTTCCTTTGAGATTTGCAGGAAAAGAAAGCGCGGCCGCTTGCTCCAATGTGCCCGGCGCTCCTGGCTGGATAAAACCGCCTGGAACTGAACCGCCGGGTTGAGCCAAAGGCGCGCCCTGCGCCATAACTGCGCCTTCCGAGGGCGTCGCGCCATTGGCGGTTAGACCATTGCCGAAATTCCGCGTCATCACGGCGTAGACTTGGCTCAGCGTCCGCGGCTGAGACCCGGCATAAAAGATCGTCGGATTTTGCTTAGCCTCAGCGGGGAACAGCGCCGCAGCGTCAGCGTTTGGGTCTGCCGCTCCAGCCTGTATGAATTTCGCCGCACCGCCAGCGCCGAGAAAATGCGCCATGAAGAGATTTTTGTCGTTGACGGCAACTCCCGAGCCGGCGAGCGCCTTGGCATTGTCAGCCGTGAATGCCTGCATGGCTTTTGCAGCTTGTGCGGGGTCCGTCGCGCCATTCGCGGTCAATCCGAGTTCCGGATGCTGTTGCATCAATGTGCGCCATGTTCCCGGCATGAACTGATAAAGTCCCGCCGCACCACCATTCGGATTGACAATTCCAGGAACATTTCCACTTTCATGCGCCGAAACGACGCCATAATAATTTGGGCCGTTCGCGGCAGGCGCAGCGCTCAGCGCAGCCGTCGGCGCAAAACTATTTGCCGCGACGGGAGCTGCTAATGGCTGAACTGGACGCGCATTTGGGCCGCTAGATGGATTGACGATTGCCGCGGGAAGAGCGGGCATAGCCGTAGGCGCGCCACTTTGCGCCATGATCGGCAGTGCGTTTGGCCCTCCCGGCGCGGCAGGGGCGGCGCTCGATAACCCCGGCGCGGCGCCGAACGGCGCGGGCGCGCCGCCTGGACGTGCGATGTTCGCCAATCCGGGCGGAAGAAAGACGCCCTGTTGCGGTTCGGTTACGATCGGCTTGTAATTGGCCGTAGCCGCCGCCCCAGCTGCCGCCGCCCCCCCCGAGACTTCGGCGTAATCCTTCGACGCCATACCAGCCGCCTGCCAGGATTTGGCGATCGTGGCGAACTGCCCATCGGACAGTTGGCTTTCCTGTTGCGCCTGTTGCGGCGTAATCAATCCCGCTTTGATGGCCTGTTGCAACGCATTCTGGCGAATCTCCGGAGGAATGCTCCCATCCGCTCCTATCCCAGAGACAACGCCATTTCCGATCTGACCCATGATGGTGGCGCGTTGGATTGCCGTTTCACCCCCCGTCTTGATCGCATTCATTGCCGTGCTGTACCCCTCGGCGCCAGCTCCGCGTAATGCATTTGGATCGCCTGTGGCGGCGAATTGCTGATTGGCCTGCGTCGTCATGCCTTGCTGCACAACTCCGGGCCCCATGATCGCGAGACTATTCGGATCGCCGCTGGTGGCATAGGCCGCACTCGCTTTCAATGCCCGTGCGGTCTGGATATTACCGAGGATAGCGTTAGCGCCGGGCGCATCGGTCGCGGCGAGATTGCTGCTTTGCAGAGCATCGATTGGATCGGTTCCGGCCGCCACTGCCGAACCGTAATCACGAAGGGACTGCACCTTCTGGCCAAGAAACGCCGCATTGGCCTGCGCGACTCCAGTTTGGGCCGCGAGATATTGAAGCTGCGCAAGCGAGCTGATCTGCCCGATGACATCAGGAGCCTTGGTGGGCTGAACTCCTAAAGCGATGGAATCGTTAATATCCGGCATTTTACGATCCTATCCCAAGGCTGGACAATAGGCCGCTCGTCTGATTTTCCGTCCCGAGATAATTGTTCACATTTGTGCTGTATGCGCTCATGAGATTGTTCGCGCCGCCGAGATTTCCGCTGAGCGCGCCAAGCAAGAGCGGCGTCGTCACGCTTCCCGCAGCACCCGTCAGCGCCGACGATAAGGCATTCGCCGACCCCACCGTGCCGGAAGCCTGAGCTTGTCCAATCGCCTGTTGCGAATTGGCCTGCGAATTGCCAGCGTTAAGCGAATTGCTCGCCGTCCCCGCCGCCGCGCTCTGTCCGATCTGAGACAAGGAGAGCAGTCGGCTGAAATAATTTCCAAATTGCTGCGATGCGAGGCCTTGGCCATATTGCTGAGCGGCCTTGACCTGGCCGCCAGATTGTAGATTCCCTGAAGCAGCGGCCGACCGATCAAGCGCTTGCATTCCCTGCTGAAAAGCGAATTGATAATCTGGAGACTTAGTGAAATTTGTCATCGCCGCATTGATGGCGCTCTGGCCCCCGGCGCTCGAAACGGTCGCATTGACGTTTCCTGGGGTTACAACTCCAGTCGATGACGTAGTCGGGGCCGCGCTGCCCGTCGCGTTGTAGGCGATGCCGTAGAGATTGGCCAAGCTATTGGTAGCGCCCGTCCCGACCTGATTGTAAGGAGCGAGGGCGGCGAGCGACGTGTTCTCCGCCGAGACTTGCGTGTTCAGCGCATTCTGCGCAGCCGTGGCTTGCTCGCCAGCGGCCTTCGACGCCGCGTTAGAGCCGATCAGACCAGAGGCGAGCGACGCCGCTCCACCAATCGCCGAAGCGCCGAGAATTGCCGCCCCAACGCCCATTTAGGCCTCCTCAAGGGAAAGACGATATATTTCACCATCATGCGCCGCTCCAAGGCGCTGGTAAAGAACGCCTGTTCGAGGCCCAGAACCTCGTGGACCAGCGCGAAAGAAAACCTCGCTTACGCCGCGTCGCCGCAACGGCGGCAGCGCAGCTCGTTGCAACTTCAAGCCGAGGCCAGGAAATTCCGACGAAGCAAAAAACGCCGTGTGAATTGCGGATCGGATCGTCGTCGATTCAAGCGACGGACAGAGGATCGTCATGAGATAACCGAACATTCGTCCATTGGATCGAGCCGTAACGATTTGCATGTCGTCACGTTGCTCGATTGCCCGCATGACTGGAATGTTCTTTTGCAGGAAAGAATCTGGAGATTCCCCGACGGCGCAGGAATGCTCGGCGAAAAGTCGCGCGCCATCGCGAAGAAAGACATCGAATCGTTCTTCTGCGATCGTAACGCCATTCGGGACCACGACCGGATGTCCCGCCATATCGGCGAGGATGACTTGCTTTGCTTGCGCCGCCAGTCTAGCCATTTGCGGCGCATAAGCACGGGCGTAGCGGACCATTGCCGGCATTGAGCACTGAATATTGATCGAAGCGAGAGAAGCCCACCATGCGCCATCGTAGGGCATTTGCAGGCAATGCTCGAAAAGACGAACGCAAGTTCTTTCGTCGGCCAATTCATCAAATCGGATAGAAAGCGCATTCGTAACGCGACGTTCGATCTGATCAAGTTTCGCATCCAAGCGCATTATTTGCTCTGCCAACGCACGGCGATCGAACGAAAAGACGCCCTGCATATCAAGCGCCATGACGCTATCGACAACTTCCGGAACAGGTCGCCGGACAACGGCGACGTGAAGATCGGAACGGTATTTCATCACCAAGCGCCACCATGGCGCAGCGTTTGTTTCGACGGTTCCTGTGTAATTTTGCGAAAACCATGCCTTTACATCGTCGAGCGAACGCATATGGCGCAGTTCATCATGGCCGCAATTCCATTCGCGATAACTTAGAAACCGTGACAGCCAAGCCGTCCGGCTTCTTGGTAGAGCGAACACGATGAATGGCCGCACTGCTTAATGCTCCGTTTTTGAAGCGAGCGAGAAAATAAAGAAATGACTGCCGTGCAATTCCAACACGCAATCGCCGATGTCGATCATCAATGGTTCTCGATTGACGATTGCAATCGGGCTTCGGTTCGCCATTGCCGCCCACCGATTATAGAAAACCGCGCCCTTGTCGGGCTGTCCGCATCGGATCATCTCGACGGCGCAACCGACAAAACGGTCTCCGGCCTCGTCAACGTCGCGAACCGCGCGCGGCGCGCTGAGACGTTCATACTCCGCATCGATGCCGGTCCGATAGGACGCGCCGATCTCCGTCATTTCTCGTGCGGCGAGCATCCAATCCTGAATGACGAGCGAATAGATATCGGCGTAGATGATCTCGCCGTCCATAATCCAGCCGCGCTCGGCGCGAAATTGAAACTTGGCTCCGATCGCTTCGACAAGCGCTTTGGCCGCGTCGAAACCTTTTGGCGCCCGAATGAGAATTTCGACGGCTTCGGTATGCGTAAAAGCCCATGCCAAGGCGGCACGAGCCATCTCTACGGTCCATGCTCCACGACCCCGCGGAAGCGCCTGGACATGAGCCTCGTAAATTCCCGGCTGCTGCTGATCGAGAATGACCCCTCCCCATTGTCCAAGCAGCGCAACATTGCGATCATCGGCAAGAGGAAGCGTTAGATCAAGCGGCCCTTCGCTTTGACCATGCACGAATGGATAGATCGACGGATCATTGATGATCTCGTTAATCCTGACCGCATCCGTCGCCCTGACGAGGCTGATCATTTATTCCCCCATCCCACTTTAAGTCCGGAAGAAGATTCCTTAACCCAAAGCGTTTGTCCGGAACCGCCATTCGTATTCACATAGAGATCGCCGATGTTACCAGCAACACGGCCGTTTGGCGAGCCAGAACCGGCACTTATCGTCACGCCGTTTCCTAACACATTTTGCGATACTCCGCTCGCTGTCGTGCCGTTGATCGCCGCGCAGATGTTTGTCAGAAAGCGAAACGCCTGCGCGGTCAAGACGAGCGATTGCGCGGCGCCGGCTTGGACGAAAGCAATCGTGGCGTTCGGAGGAATGATCGCAGCCATTAAACCTCCTCCAAATCGGCCGTGATGAATGTATCGATGAAATTTCTCGGGACGGGATCGGAAATCGTGACCCTAAACCGCCAATCCCGCGCCTTCCCCATTTTCTTCCAAATCAAGCGCGTCGCATAAGCGCCGATCGCTCCCAAGCTTTGCCACATCTGGAAAAGTCCATAGGTGCGTCCTTGATCGCGCGAGACCTGCAGCATGACCTGTGGATTTGCTCCTTGTCCCGTTTGAAGCCCGACGCCAGTCTCCATGTTGATTTCCAACTTCGAAATGAACACCCGTTTTCGGTCCTTGTGAACCGGCGGCGAATCCATCAATCCGATCATCGGCGAGCCGAACTCGGTGTACGTCGTATCCGAGAGATAGCCGATCTGGCCGCTCATAGAATCTCCAATCAAGGTCTGTTCGTTGAATACGACCGAACAATTTCCTCGCCAGCGTCCAGAAAACGGCGTCGCGGCGACATAGGAAACACGCTCATGCCATAGATTTGACGCAATATCGAATATCCAAGTCGCATTGGCGCTTGGGAAGGTAACGACAATGAATTTATGTCCACCAAATGTATATGAGAATACGTTAGCGTCTGAAATCAATAGATACGTCGCCCATGTCTTTTCTATTGCAAACGTGCTCATCCGCCTCAATAGCACTCCGTCCAAGCGATATAATATCAAATCGTTACCAAGAAAGAATACGGCATTGTCTTCCTTGACTATTGCCAATGACGCCGCGCATCCTCTCTCGATCGTCGCACCGTCATAACGTGAAAACGGATCGTTGTTCGCTCCGGTATCGTACCATGTTTCGATCGATCTCTGCTTAAATATCAACAAGTTTTCCTGTTGATTGACTGTAGCCAGCACATAACTGGAATCGACCTCGGCTGTGTTATAGTCCAAGGCGTTATATGTGGTTCCGTCAAGAATGGCGGAATAAAACCATTGATTTGTACCAGCCCAATCTAAGACGAAATATTCGTCATAGAACGTTACCGTATTGGCAGCGTTGAAATTTGCGTTCTCAGAGATGTTTGTAAACCCAAGAGGAGGACCACCCCACGTCATCGTAAATTCCGCGCCGTTTCCAACTCCCGTCGTCGAAATCTCATTTGCCGGATTAGGAGGCGTCTCGCTATATTGTCCCGCCGTGCTGATATCCACGCTTTCAATCGCCCCATTGCCCACTGCCGTGACCTCGAGGACTAATTGCGTCGTCGAGGTTCCTCCAGCAATTGGGATGGTGTCGCCGACTTGATAGTTGGCCCCCCCGAAGACGAGCGCCGCTGTCGAGGCAACGTAGGGGCTTGTCGAACCCCATGTAATATCAAAAATTGCTCCGCTGCCTTGCCCGGACGTGCTTGCTTGACTGACTGGATTAGAGGGGAGCACCGTATAAGAACCGGCGACATAAATTGCAATTTCCGAAATGGGGGCAAGAACGCTATCGACTTGCAGGATCGCGGCGGTCGAGTAGATTCCCCCTCCGATCGTCACTTGATCGCCAACCGCAAAATCGCTTCCGCCATTTACTGGAACGGCGGCCGTTGCGTAAAATGTCGATTTCGGCGCATAAACCCATCCTCCGACGCCATTGACAATCTCGACCTGGAATCCATTATTGGCCATCGACACGACGCCAAAGCCCTCTATGCCAGTACCCAGACGCGTGACGATGCCAGCGACGCTAACCGAATACAGTGCATTTCCCGAAACAACGTAAAGCACGTTGTTCATTACGTTGGCGCCGCGGATTGGACCGTTGCCGACGGTCACCCATGGTAGAATTCCAGGGCTGGCCAAAACCGAAATTGTGTCTTTGGCGTCCTGTGGTTCGCGCTCAGCATAATAATTGACGCATCGTTGCGATGAAACTGGGAGCGCATCGAGCTTATAGCTCTGCGTCGCCCAAGGAATGCGAATCGGGTCCATGCCCTATCGCCCCGTCTGATCAAAATTGACGCCGAAATATACGCTCTCGGGCTCGCGGTCCCATCCCTGGACGATCTCCAACGATTTTGCCGCCTTTGCCGCAATGACGCCCATGCGCTGCTGGCCAACGCCATATTCTGGAGCAAGTTCCTCAGCCAGATTCCAAGCAAGCGCGTTAAGCCACTCCTGGGGAAAATCCGGCGTATCGCTCGCGTTGGCAAAATCGAGCAAAGCCGTTTGCGCCGTGAATTTCATTGCACTGAGAGAATCGGGCGGCGCTGGCCATAGCCAATTTTTGCCAATCGCCAATTGCGGGTCATAGAAATATTGCGTGATCGTTCCCGTCGAAAGCTTGTCAGGCAAGTCTCGATAATCGAGACGAGCCATGCGAATCAACGGCGTCTCGATCCCAGAGGAAAGATAAAATCGTCTCGCGTCCATAATGCGCAATGGGCGCGTGAATTTATAGGCTGGCGCGTAATCGACGACGATCGAACCGACATTGACCGGAGAGGGCAATCCTGTCGCAATCGTGACCGCGCCTCCCGATGGGGGCGCCGTAACCGTCGTCCAAAACAGCGCGTTCGTGTACAGCAAAATCCCGATATTGTCGCCGCTGTTGATCCCGGCCGTAGAAGCGAGTGGGATCGAAGTTGCCGCGGCAAGCGCGTTGGCCGAAAGCGATGTCTGCACCCAATTCGCATCGGTGCAGCTAAAATCAGTGTTTGTCCCGCCAAGCGAATATGAAATTTGATTAGGCTGCGTGAACAGAACCCCCTCGGTTTCCGTCCAAAGATGCAACCCCGTCGCTTGCCATTCCGCCACCATAGCATTGAGCGCATCAAAGGCGTCGCTGTATTCCTGTGCGCCAGGCGTCTCGCCGGATTGGATAGCAATGCATTGGCGCAACGCGCGCCGGATGATCGTATCGACCGTGGGAGAGTATGTGCTGGACGCGATGCTCATGATACCCCGCCTCCAGGATAAGACTGAGGTTGAACGCCAGCGTATGCGGTATTGGTCACAAGCGCTCCATTTGCTGCCGGCTGCGGCAATGGCTGGGCAATGCCCAAAGCGTCGACGAGGAGAAAATCTTGATTGAAATCGGGGCTGTAATCCCCTCCTACCGCGACAACTGCGACAAAGAAGTTTGATCCGTCTTCAAGAATGATGGTCAGAACATTTCCGACCGCGACTGGAATCCAAGTCGCGGGATATATCGTTGTCGATTGAATAGGAGCCGACACGGCTAACGTCGTACTGTAGCCAAGAAATATGTTGGTCTGCCGAGGCCGCGGTTCCGGAACCGTCTGGTCATCACGACGACCACGCACGAAGTCTTGTGCATTTCGCGGTTCCCATGACTTCGTCCGAACGAAATATCCTTGCCACGTCTTTTTCGTCGCTTCGGCGCGTTCCGGAAAACCCGTCAAATCGTCTACACGATAGAACGATCCCGGCTTATAGCGTAGTTTCGTTCCCATGGCCCACCTGAAATAAGCCCAATAATTATTTGAACGAAACCGTCATGTCGCTGCCGTTTGCCGTTCCGGTGATGATCGTCAGTCCATTGACGAATCCAATATCGAAAATCTCGCATCCCGGCACGGCAATTCCTGTCGTCAGCGGCACGGCGATAACAGTTCCCGACCCCGTCGCGTTGTCGTAAACCGTCGTTACGTTCGACGCGGTCGATGGGCCATTATAGCATATCGAATGCAGCCAGCCGGCGCTCGCCTTGATCACAAACGTCGCCGCCGTTCCCGCCGCGATGTGGGAATAGGAGTAGCCCCCGCTCGCCGCCGCTTGCGGGGATACAGGATTGAGCGCCTGCGCAAAAGCCAGCGCTGGCGCGAGAACAAACGCCAGCGCCGAGACCGCGCGAAGAGCGAGCGATTTCATTGATCAAACTCCCTTGATCAAATCGAGCGTGATCGTGCATCCCGATCCGTTGACCTGACCGCTCGTGGTCATGGTGATATTGCCCGTCGGCGTCACCGCGTTGTTCGGAAAGCCGCCCGCATAATCGTCGGTAAAATCGAGAATATCCATGCCCTGCCCGATATAGGCGATATCGCCCGGCGTAGCGCCCGCCCATTGCAGACGCACATACATATTGAGGATCGAGTATTTGATCCTCCTGATTTTCATGTGGGCGCCCGGATTGGGCGTCAGAGCCGAAGCCGTCAAGATGACATAGGCCGACAGGCCGGTGCCGTCGGAAACGTCCACCACCTTCAATTGGCAATTGCGGGCGCCGTCGTAGAGCGAAATCGACACAGCGTCGGCCATAAGAGCCTCCTATCGAGAACGGCGCGCCCTTTCCAGAGCGCGCCAGAGAGGCCATTACGAAACCGTGATGCCCGGCCCCATGGCGCGATATTTGATGTAATGGCTCCATGTTCCCGTAGTCGTCGGGCCCGAACCTACCGTGATCTTGATAGTGCCGGGGGGAATGATGACGGCTGATCCCGCTACCGTCGAGGCAAGCAACTGAGTGCCGCTGGCGCTGTAAACCGCCTGCGCCGCCGAACCGGTACCGGCATAGGTGACGGTGGCATTGACTGGTGCGCTAGCAACCGAAGCGGACGCCGTCGAGATCGGGACCGCGGAAAGACCCGTCGGCGTCGTCGTATAAAGCAGCGTCGCCGCCGTAGCGTCACCGCCAGTCGTACACATCGAGCAGATATAAAGCAGCTCGATCGGGCCACCCGCAATCGTAAAGATCGTGGTTCCCGTCGCAAGAACGCCTGTCACCGAGGAAATAGCGCATCGATCAGCGGTATCCAAGATACCCTTGACCATCGCCACAAGCGACGCCGTGCTGCTCGGCGTGAAGAGTTCGGTGTCGGTCTTATTGCCGATAACGTCGCGCTCGGTCGCGTTCGTCGTTGCATTTGCGGTCGGTACGTTCAATGCGGCCGGCAAGATCGCCGCCACAGCCGACCCGGAACCACCCGAGAAGGGATAACCGCCGACGCCATCGAAGCCATCGACAAACCACGTCGAGCCTGCGATCGTATCGACGACATCGTGTGACAGCGCTCCAGTGTAGTTGTAAAAATAGCCCTGGACCTGGATATTAACGCAAGCCGTCGTTGCAAAATCGACGACCGCCGTGGCCCACGCACCATAGGCATTCACGGTGATGTTGCCGTTGACAACACCCGTGAGGATGATCATCGACGTTCCAAGCACCGACGCGGTAAAGCCGACGTGGTCGATGTTGAGCGTCAGATTGGCCGCAGCCGAAGTCGCTACGACATCCGACAACAGCCCGACCGTCGCGGAAGTATCGTAAATCGTCACGTCGATCGAGACGTTTGCCGCCGTGACCGAGAAAAACGTGACCTGGCTCGCGATGTTGCAAATCGCATTGACGTTGCCGCCAATGACGGTATTTGCCGCCGAAATGAGGAAGGTCGCCGCAGTCGAGGTTGTCGAGGTGAACGTCGGCGCGGTCTTGCCTTCGCCAAGTCCCCAGAACGTCAACCCGTTATTGTTGACCGTAATGCTTCCGGCGGCCGTAATCTTTTCCGCGTGGCCGGCCATCCATACGATAACATCGCCAGCGGACGCCAAAACAATCGCTCGCGCCGTCGTCGCGAGCGGCTGGGCAAAGCTTCCCGCGTTTCCATCGAGGCCAGTGTTGGAGTTAACAAACCAGACCCTTCCGCTCGTCGGCGGAATGCTCGCCATCCCCATCGTCGGGACACCAAAGCTCGTAATGCCGAATGGAAAATTGGTGAAACCCATTGCCGTCTCTCCTATGAGTGCCCCGAGGACTCGAACCTCGGCTTACCCCGCCAGGGACACAAAATGCGCTTCACGGGCCGCTTGCGCTAGGATTTAAGCCTCCTAGAGGCCTATGCGTTCTTCGCGTCGGGCAGCGGGCATAATCGGTTCGCCCGCTGCATTGACTTGTCGGAACACCTATACGCCAGGAGTCCCATATATACCGCGGAAGTCCGACCAGCCGCATGAGTATCTTTCGTAGCAAGCTGCTTTGGCGTTCTTTGTGTCAAAGTCATTATCTTGGTCGAAGCTTATCGCCTCGCGCTCGAACCACGTCATGCCACGCGGTACATTGGTTCGAATGAACCACGCCGTCGCCGAGGCGAAATAATGCGAGGCGAAGATGCCCTTCGGGAAGGCGCCCATGGCTCGCATGACGTTGATATTGTTGTTCGCCGTGTCGCTCTGGAGAACGGACTTGTAAATCCGGTTCGCTTCGAAGATGAGCTGGTACGGAATGTGCAAGCTCTGGGCGAGCGCCGAGATTTTCATCCCGCGTGAGTTGACGGTCAAACCAACCTGAATCAGCAAATCTTCAATCGCGGTTTCGGACAAGTCCGCCGCCGTGGTCAAGAGATTGGACTGATTGCCGGAAACCGTGGGATGCGCATTGTTGATCATGCACGTCCCGTCGCCGCCGGTGTAGGCCGCGGTGAACGCGCGGTTGTAGACATTCGCCGCGATGTTTTCTTTGGTCTGGCGCATCGAAAAGGCGAGTTGCTGAGCCCGGCGCTTCGACACGACTTCGTAGAGATCGTCCTTCAACTCTTCATAGGTAACGATATAGCCCAGAGCGTAAGCGACGTTCGTATACCGGGTGATAGAGCCCTGCGTTTCCGTGTCGTAAACGATGGCGGTGCCTTCGGGCTTGACCGGGGCGAGGCCAAAGCCGGTGATTTCGACCTCTTCCTCATACGCCTTGTCCGAAGTGTCCTGTTCGAACAAGTCGCTCCATTCCTGGATATGCTCGTCGTAGGAACGTCCCCACCAAGCCTTGATGCCGGGCCAGAGTGCTTTGGGATGGGTGCCAGTGGTGATTACGGCCATGGAACTTCTCCCTTAGGTGCCGGTGGTGGAGGTGAGCTGGCTCAGGTTGATCTGGCAGAGCCACTTGGCATAGGAGCCGAGAGCGTTGTCAGCCTGTTCCAACATGCGGATAACGCGCATTTGCAGCGCGTTGGCGGAAAGAGAAGACGAATTGAGCGTCCACCCGGAATATCCCGTCGTTGTCGAACCCGTGCCGGAGGCAAGGTCGACATTCTTGCCTGGCCCGAGATACGAGCCCGCAGGCCCGGTGCCGGCCATGTTGCCGTTTTCCTGCGCCCAAAACAGCAGCCCAGGGTCATCGGCGACGAGGATATAGCCCGCCGTGCTCGCCGGATGATAGACGGTAGAATTCTGCACAATGCCGATGATCGGCTCGCCGCCCGAGACGATGCCCACCATGGCGCCCATGACGCCGTAGGTCGCAATGCCCGTATCGGTCCCGTTGCCGGCCGCCGCGATCGTCACGCCGGGAATGCCGTTTCCGTCCGCCGTTCCCGCCACAAGCAGGATCGGGTCGCCGACGAACAGATTGACGGCCACATTCGCCGGAACATAGTAGATATTGGCGGCCCCATTGTACGGCTCGCCCGATGTGCGGCGATACGGAATGAGCCCGCGAGGTGCATTGGCGTTAGCCATGGCACAGCTCCTTGCCAAACGAATTGCGTGAGCGTCAGGCCAAATGGTCTAACGCGCGAATCGTCCGACGGGCTTGGTATCGTCTTCGACGTTTATCGGTCCGAATATCTGCGCCGATTGCAGAGCCGCGCTCAATGGCTAGCGGCGTGGCGTCCTGATCTGGATATTCCTGCCTTGGGCGCTAGGATAGAATTTGCTCTGATCCTCAGGTCGTTTTGCTATGACCTGGCCCCGACGAATGGCGTCATCGCGAGAAGCGGCTTCCTGCTCATACCTCGCCATGTCATCATTAAACCATTCTTCGGGAATTTCAAGCAGAAAAGCAGTTATGGGCGCGCCGCCTTCGCGAGTGCCTACGACGCGGCAAACATTCTTGCCGGTCTTTGCATCGACGACATGCTTATATCCAGCCTCCTCCACGGCGAAGTCGATGCGCCCCGGATTGTCGTTGAACCAATGACGATGAAAGCCGGCGCGCGGAGGATAGGCCAGCTTCTGCGCCATGGCGCCGAACGGACGACGTGAAGACCGCGTTAACGGTTCGACATCAGACGATGTCGGGACAGCCGCGGTTGCTTGCGGTTCCGCTGGCGGCGCCGAGCTGGAACGGATCGCGCGTGCCTCACGAGTACGCCCATCGATGCGGTTTTCTGTGTCATCGCTCATTGATCGCCCCAATCGTAATTCGCGACATATTCTTCGCGCGTGAACGGTTTCTTGTGACCTTTGAATTGCGCAACGATCTTATCGCACGCCTTCTTGGCCTCGGCCGGCAAATTTTCATAACTCTTGGCAGCAGGGCGTCTCGGCGTCACACCATTGGAACCCGATACCGCGCTCGCCGCCTCCCGTCTCGGATTGCCGAATTTTTCGGGGAATCGCCGCTGAACTTCCTCCTTGACCATGGCGAGGCGGTCGCGGATCGGCAGACCTGGCTTTTCTGTCTGAATAGCGACATCGATGCTTTGCGCCACGCCATGCAAAAGACTGTCAGAATTGAACCATGAATTTTCCGCAACCCATTCCGTGATCGCCGGATCGGGCGCAACGGCGCGATCTGTCTCGGCTGCTGACCTTTTTTCAACCGGCGCCGATGGCTTCGCGGTCTTGTCAAGGTCGGCGATCTGCGTCTCGACAGAACGGACGGTTTCGATATCCGCATGCTGAATGGCCACGTCGCGTTGGGCCATTAATTCTTTTTTGGCCTTCTCATACGCCCGCATATCGGCTCGCGTCGCATATTCGCGGAAATCCACAAGGACTTGCTCGGTATCGGCGAGCTTACGCTCCAATCGTTCGCTACGCTCTTCCATGGTCTTGAGCGTGCGTTTGAGCACAGGAAGCGTTTCGGTCACGCGCTCGACAAATTGGTCGGCAGGAATCCAGTCTGCTTCCGGACCCTTGTATTGGTCCTTCGGGCGCCATCCCATTCGGAATGCGCGTGCTTCAATGTCAACCGGCTGCCCTGTCGGTTCAGCGACGGTTTCGGCCGCCGCTTGTTCGGCATCCGCCTTAACTGCCATTATTCAGCCTCCTTAAATGATCGGTCGTAATCCGTCGGAGTCGCCCAAATAACCGGCCTATCCGATACCAGAAGACGGGCATAAGCCGTCCAGCCAGATTTGGGTGTCTCTTGCTCGAACTCTGGCATGATACGCCAATAGAGTGCCCCGGTTTTCCCAGCACAATAATCGGCGATGTGCATCGTCAACGCGATTAACGCCTGTTCAGCCGACCAACGCGGGCTTTTTTCTCGCTGCGGTCCAAGAAATCCGCCATCGATAATTCCATCTTGGTCGAAGGCGATATACGGCTCTCCGGTGTTAGAAAATGCCATCGGTAGCCCACGGACGATCATGAAACGACACGATAATTCCGTTTCTAGGGCCTTGACGATGGCGCTGGCGGCTGAGCCTTCCGCGCTCATTTGGCCGTCTCCGCTCTCACGGCCCCGATGCACTTGTCCGAACACAGTCGATAAATCTTGCCGTCATCGCCATGCAAAAGTTGCCCGGAATATCGCTCCATGTACACCCGATCGCCGGGATGGGGCTTCGTCCCTTCCCATTTGCGCGTCCGATCGCCATTCCATAAAAACGCGTCTGAGCCAAGCGCCACGATAACGCCGGTCTCGGCGCTGAGTGTCATTTTTTCCGTCATGTCCTCCGGCAAGATAATTCCGCCGCTCGTCACATCGGACGCCACGTCGAAAGCGACAAGGACAGAATCTCCCAATGGCAGATAGCCAGACTCGTTCTTGCCGTTGTAATCCGCGAGAATGAATTCATTCCTGTTCGCGGCTTTGATCATTTTCGGTTGCATTGTATGCTCCAAAACCCACGTATTTAATGGACTGATCTCCGGATGTGTAAATCCAATCTCCGCTATTTTCTGAGAATGAAAATCGCGTATATCCATAGACAACCATTGCGCCCCGCTCAAAGTCCTTGAATGACTCAACCGTGGGTGGCTGTCTTATGTACGCAATCTTCCCATCCGCCAGTTTATAGAGCAGTTTTGAACAGCGTTCTCCAACTTCATCTATCGGGCATTTGTCGCTGGCGTCGACGCGCGCCATCACATGAAACATGCCGCCGTAGCGCGAACACATAACATCGACGCCAATGTCTTTAGCTATCGACTTCACTTCGTCAAGTGTCATCTTCTTTTCCCTCTTGTTCGGGATAGAACTGCTCAATCGAGCTAAACGACAGCTCCATGATGTCAGTGAGCTGCGCCACTCGACCTCTGATTTCAAGATCGCGAATTTGGTCTATCTTGCCTGTGTGCCAGTCGGATAGATGTTCTTTGATCAACTGCGCGCGGAAGTCCTCGGCGAAGCGGAGGAATAGCTCGCTGACCGGATGATGCTTCCAAAGCTGAAAATCCGTTTCGGTTATGTCTTTCGGCAATCCCGAGATCATTGTGACGGCCCTCCGGAAGACGCCGTTGGGGCGCCTTGCGCTGGCGCCGAAGCAATCCCGGCCGTCACGTTAGGCTGTGCATTCGGATCGATCGCCGCCGCCGTCGTGTCAATCCCCGCATTGGCCATCGCGTCCATTTGTGTCCGAATCACTTCGAGTTGATGCGCCGCCCAAGCCACGTCCGTCTGCCCGACCGCCTTGTCCGCACTCGCCAGCGCCAGAATCGCCTGCGCGCGGGCTAGAAGCGCTCTCGCCTGTTCACCCTCGATCAACGCCGCATCATGCCGAGCGCGAAGCTGCAATGATGCTTCCTTCTCGGCTTGTTTCATATCGACTTCCTGCTTCTTAAGCTGGATTTCTAGCATGGTCTTGACGATCGCCGGGTTCGGCGGCGGACTCGCAAGGAACAATTCCGCGACATGGTCGATGCTCGCGGCCTGTAGTAAGCGTCGCTTGATCTTCTGACCGTCCATCGTCGGGTCGGCCGCAAACTGCATTAAGAATTGCGCCCTAGCCAAACGCTGCATGTCCGTCACCATCGTCGGGTCGGACACAGGTTCAACGCCAGAGCCTTTCTCGTAATCAGCGCGCGTGATCTTTTTCCATTCCGATCCGACCTTGTAGCTCGTTTCCTCTTCGAGATAAAGGCGATTCAGGCGATAGAGCTTCGCCAATTCATCCTTGAGCGACCGATGAATGCGCTTATAGATTGCCGTGAACGTCTTAAGCCCTTGCTCGATCATGGCGAGCATCGTCGTCGCTGGCGTGTTTCCGGCTACCGTCTCCCCACTCAGAACATCTTTGACGCCAGCGACTTCCTTTGCCGCCTCGATTAACAGACCGAGAAGCTGAAACAGCACGGCATTCGGCCCTGGCGCCGGCAACGGCGCGAATGCATCTCTCACTGCCTGCCCGCTTGCGTTAACCGGCTTCCATTCGCCAGGCAGAAAGCGGACCTGACCCGAATTCATCGATAGTCCTTTGCCAACGAACCCGCCACCGACAACTTGCAAATGACCTGCATCAAGCATCATATTTAGCGTCGTGTTGATGCTTTCATTCAATGATTTGAGCAATTGGCCAAAGCCAAGCCCATATATTCCGCCATCTGTATTAGGAAGGAAATTATATTGAGTATAATAATGTACCGGTTCAATCTTAATTATTTTACCTTTTGTAAAATTATATTTTATCCCTTCCATTTCATAGCGCGCTACGATCCGTACAACCTTGGACGATTCCTTGTGAACCGTTACTATATACGGTTCTTCATACCCATCATCATCTAAATCGCAACGACGATGCTGTTCCAGAAATTCTATCGGCGCGTCATAATCGCCGTCTTCCCCAGTCGATGGATATTCGATCTCTCGGAACGCTCCAGATAATTCTTTTTCCTTGATCTCCCAAGGATATAGTCTGATGATTTCCGTCGCCCGCGGCGCAACTTTCAATTCGCGCGCTTTATAATTGATGACGAGGTCACGCGCTTGCACGAGAAGCGACGAATTGCGGCCTTCTGTTGCGTCAAAAAATGTCTTGCGAAATGCGCAGCCGACAATCGGAAGTACATGCAACAGCGTGTCAGTTTCCGGCTCCCACTCCGGTTGCTCGTCAAGCAGCTGAAATGACATATGCTCGCCGATACGATCGGCTCTGGCCTGCTTATAGCCAGGAGTCTGAAGAACGCCGTCCCGACCAACAGCCCATTGCGAGGGATTGTTAGGATCAAGCGCCGGCGCCTGTCCTTGTCCTTGTCCTTGTTGCGCTTGCGCAGCGAGCGCCTGCAACGCCTGCGGATTCGGAACGCCGTCATCGGGGCCGATCACGACGCCCTTGACCACATCCTTGTTCATGATGATGGCAGGATACGCTCGCGCGGCAAATTGAATCGCCGCTGTCGTCATCACTGGAAAGATGACGTTCGCCGCCTTCGGCCACGGATATTGCTTTTGCTTGGCGACCTGCATGGCGAGGTCCATAGCCTCCTGCGAGCGCTCAAGCCATTCCGAGCGAGAATTTTCGTCAATCTCATATTCGCGGACGACCTTGACGCCAAGCGCGGTCAGCTCGTCGTCGCTGAGGTCCGGCTTGCCATCATTTTCCTCAACCGCGATGTTAGGCGAATCAATCCAGCGTTTGAGTTTGACGACGACCTCAGGGTCTGGCGGCTTCAGCGACGCCAACGTCGGCGATCCATCGGCCGCGATCGGATTTACCGGCACAGCGCCATCGATGTCATTGAGGCTCGTAAGAGCGTTCATTCGCTTCCGTCCAGCGGTACGATTTTGAATCCTTCAACCCACAAAAATGCGAGAAGATTGTTGGCGGATGCCTCGAAGAAATAAGATTGTTCCGGATTCGCCACTGGCGCCCCTTGTAGCCACGCTAGAACCGCCTCGCGAGCGCCATTTCCGGGCCTCGATGTGGGAAGGCGATCAGCCAGGGGAATGATCTCTGCGGTCATCGTTTGGCTATCCTCGCCATTTTATTCGCTTGGTCAACCGTTCGAAATTGTGTCGGGACTCTCAAAAGCTGCGGTTCGCTCACGGCGGCCTCACTTGTCCATTGCAGATTCGAAGGTGCGCCGCATTCGGCCGATCGCCGCCTCAAGCGCCCACGACGTACCCGCACCTATCGCGAAGTCGCTGACAATCCGTTCGTCGGCTTCGCTTGCCTTTAGCCGGCATGACGTCGTCCCCTCTTTGCCACGACCGCGTTCGCCGAGCGAACCGCGCGACCCTCATTCCCCGTGCGCTTCAAGACCGAATTGGCCACGTTGGCCCATTGCTTCTTGGCCTTCTTGTCCTTCGCTTTCTTTGTGTGTTTCGTCGCAGATGACGCGGTCCAAGGCATTTTAGTACCCCGTCACGATTGAACGGCTGGAGTCGTCGGCTTCCACCACATCATCTGGATAGAGCGCCTGATTGTCAATGACAGGCTCGGCAAAAGTCAAAACGACCGAATCCCATTCGTCAGGCGATGAAACGCCGCGAGCGCGCATTTTCTCTTTCGATTCAATCAAAAGCCGCTGATTTATATCATAACTATAACCGGGCGCGCAAGCATCGGTCTGCAACGCGTCGCTGTCCGGCAGATCGGCTCCTCCTACATCGTCAAGCCAGTCGCGCGACCGCTTCCACATTTCCGCGCGCCGATTGCGTGGACCGGGACGCTTTGACCCGTCTTCGAGAATTTCAACAGGTTCTTGCGGCTCCGAAGCAAAATTGACCGCAACGCAAATCCGCGCGTAGGGGTTGCCCCACGACACCAGAATGTCGTAGACGCCCGCCCCTAAGCCGCCAACGTCGACGAAGGCCCGATCCGGCCTTTCACGATCGATTTCGCTCTTTACCCAATTGGCCCCCGCGACGACATCGATCTTGCTCTTCGATTCTACCCGATGCACCTTTCGCCCCTGTCGATAAGCGATCGAGAACCGATCATCGCCGAAACGTGCGGGATCAACGCCCATAATCAGCGGCCCCCATGATTCTCGTTTGGCCTGGCGAGCTCGTAGTACCGCCTCCGGCTTGATATAGCTGTCGTGGCCGGTGGTCTGGAACGCCTCCTGAGCAGTTGCGGGATATTCCTGTTTAAAAAGCAACGGGTCTTTCAACTCGCCGATCTTATGGCGCCGCCAGACGATTTGCTCGAGGTCGGCTCCATGCAGCTCGGCGTACTCGACCTCTTCGTCTGTCGCGACGAAATCCGGCGGCACGGAGCGACGATATTCGTCCTGCCATAGCCAGGGGACGAAGACGCCGATGTAGTCGCCCTCTCCCTGTTCCGCGGCACGCCACCGCTGATGGAAGAAATTCCCCATCCCGTTCGCCGTGCTTTCGAGGATGATCTCCGTCCCATCCTCATCAGGCACAGTTTGGAGAATGCCAGCGGCGTGTGTCTCGGCGAATTTCCAGAATCCGACCTCACTGCCGTGTAGAAGTTGAATCGTAGCAGAACGTCCCGTCCCTTGAGTCCCCGCCGTCCCTACCTTGTACCCCGAATCGAGGCCGGGAAACATCAACTCCTTGGCGTTGGCCGCGCCGGTTTCCGGCCTCACCGCCTCCGGACAGTTATCATGGAACCGCGTCACCATGTCGAATAGATTTTGCGTCGCGGCGTCCTCGTGGGTCAAAATGAACACTCGCAACCCACGCGTATGCGTCGCCCGGTGATAATAGCGCCCCCCGACGTACGTTGAGCATCCTTGCTGACGCCCCTTCAGAATAAGCGCTCGCACGCGCCCGATCTGATGACGCTGCGCTTCTAGCCGTTCGTGAATGTAGCTCTGCGCCCGATTGAACAGGAACGGCATCGTAGCGCCGCTCTTCGTGCGGATTTTCAAACAGCGCCGGGCGTAGTGCTCAAGATCGTCCTTGAGCCGCTGCCTAATAGCGACCTCCTCTTCACTTAAGCGCGGCGAGGGCATCTTCGTGCTTCACGTTGAGACTGCCCGATACCGCAACAGAAGTCAGGCGAGGATGGCAATACGGCGCAGCCCGATCGGCCGCCCACTTCCTTTCGTCCTCAGTCGCATCGGGCGAGCGCAACAGTGCCAGCATGTATTCGAGGGGCATAATGCCCGATGCCGCCAACTGCTTTTCGCGTTCGAGCGTCACTTTGTTGGGAACGCCTTTCGGACGCCCTGCTTTCGATCGCTTGGCTGGCGATGACTCACGCGCTGTCATTGACTTTTCCTTCATAGCCTGTTAGACTAACTCACCTACCATGTTAGACTAACAATCGATGCCGATCAAGTTTGCCGACATTCAACCCCTTAACTCGACGTTGCGGCCTGACCCGAGGGCGCCGCGCATCGCAAAGGAAAAACCGCCGACGGTAAGGCGTCGCGCTCCCAACGGAACATTCGACCGCACCACCTATCAGCGCGAATTGATGCGAAAACGCCGCGCAGCTGCAAAGGAAAAAAGCTCATGCTCGAAGCCATCGCCATCATCGTTGTAATCGATGTAATCCTCTATCTCGCCACGGGATCGACGCGCCTTTTCTGACTAGCTAGCCCTCACACCATCTGTCTGCATATCCCCTAAAGCGATCTCGATCTTCGGCGTGTGCTGGCGACAATGCCAGTCTGGCTTGACGATGGGAAACTCGGTCACTTTTCCGATGCTCCGAGGCCCTTGTGGAGTACTGATGATGATTGGGAAGACCGTGGGGGGATTTAGGCGGCATTCAATGACATCGCCTTGACGAACGCCGGCACCGCAATTCGTGCATGTCTTCGCTCTGATGATTGCAACTGACATATCTCAAAATCCATGCGGGAATGCAGTTGCGCCGCGTTCGTGAAACGCAGTCCCGGCTTTCTTGAATTGTGAGTTTGGAAACGCGATCCGAGGCGCTGCCGGCGTGCGCTCGATCAAAGGGCGCTTAGCAGGCGCGGCTGGCCGTGAGGCCGAGGCCGCGCCTCCTGGAAGAGCGAGGGGCATGGAGCCCTCAACGATGGGCATGGGCGGTCTCTTCCGTCATCTCGCGGTGGGCGCTCTCGCCTACCTCGTGCGCAAGCTTGGCGTGCGCTTTCGCCCGAATGCGCGACGCTTTCGAACCGGACATGCGTCCCGCATTTACGGCCTGCGAAACACGAGCAAGCGCGTTGCGAGCATGGCTGGCGTCGGGAATCGGGAACGACCTATCCGGCCCCGCGAATGCGCCCGAGGGGAGCGCATTGCGTCTCGCCGCGTCGAGCTTGCTCACAGCCGCTCCCCGGATACCGGCGCCATGTGCGGCCCATGGTCGATCTGAGCCTGCGAAGGCATTTTGCCGGGAGTGTGCTTGACCGGCATGCCAGCGCCGCGCTCGCCGTCTTTGAGCATTTTCGGCGCCGGCGAACCCATACTGGAGCCCTTGCACGCATCCATAGGCTTGACGCCGAAATTGCCGCCTGCCAGATCGCCTCCTGTAGCGTCAGCATAATGCTGACGAAGGCCGTCGTTCGCGTTCTTGATCATGGGGTGTCCCTTCGCATGAGATTCAACTGTGCGACGGACTGACTTTATGCGAAAATACGAAGGCGCGCAAGGCGGTCTCTACAATGAAAAATGCCCGTCGCTGTTCCCGGCGCCGGGCAGTCTTCGGGAGGAAACGCCGCGCTCGCAAGTTACGACGCGACGGGACAAAGCTACGCCGTATTTTTGTCCTGCGCAAGGGCGCGGCGCGCCTGGTGCCGTCCTAAAAAAGTTTAGGCCCCGCGCACCGGGGCCTAAACGGTGAGGGGTATCAGACCCCCTCGCTGAACGTGCCCCCTTCCATAAGGGGTAAACGGGGCGGCGCGTCGGGGAAACCCGATGCGCCGTCGACACATCTTCATTATAGGGACTCTATGCGAATCTGTCGAGTGTGCCGAAAATGAGGTAGTGTCCTAAGATGCCGCAGTCTGAAAGGCTGCGGCCGCAAATCGCGAACTCTCTGAAGCAATAGCGTCGAGAACTTGGCTTGATTCGCGAAAATCAGCACAGATGGCCTTTTCAAGATCGTCAAACTCCAAATCGAACCCGATCGTCCTTTGGCGGCCAATTAGATTCGGCAATGTGTTTCCTGACGGACGACCATTCAGTCTCGGCAGCCCGTTTAAAATAAACGGCTGCAATGCATCAGCCGCTAACGACATGACAATTATCCCGGTCGTCCAATTGTGAATCCTGAGCTTAGGGCGGCTCGCAATTTCTCGTAAAGGTTCTTGTGACTTGCACCGGGCCGTTTCAAATCGCTCTTTTTCACTCGACGGAAAAAGTTCGCCAAAACATCTCCGAAATGTTCCGTTGAAAAATCACTCCCATGACGGTCCGCGACTCGCTCGGCAACATTCGGAAATAATAAGATTAGCGCCTTGAATAAGGTTGGGTTTGCTATACTTTCCTCCGCATTGTACGCGCGCAACCCAGCCATACATGCATGCAGATAAGCACTCAGAACACCGTAAACGTAAGCCGCGTCACTCTCTTCGAACGTCTCCAAGATAGCCTTTAATGCCGCATTGAAGGTTACACGTGATATCTTTCCTGCGCGCCGTTCCGATGGAGATAGCATACCGAACAATGGACTTCTTTCGTTCTTATCAAATAAATCAAACACGTCACGAAGAAGCGCTTCGACGTCTGTTTCAGTTTCCGCCATCCTTTTTATATCAAGCAATAATTCCGGGGGAACCGGTCGTTGCTTTGTATTGATATCGATAAATAGCGTTGCTTCTTCCGCACGAGTTAGGTTGTTGTATATCACAACCGGAACTCTAAGTGTTGTTGTCGATAGATGAAAGCCGAATACACGATGTTGGCCATCTATAATGAGAAACGCGCGCGGAATATTTCGAAATTTAATGGTGCGCGTCTTTCGTGTATATTCTAATTCCGCCTCGGGCTGTGCTGAAAGAATAATTGAGCTTGGAATTGTGCCAAAATCACTGTCGATATATTTTTTGATATCTTCGGCCCGTTTCCTGTCGAGCAGGCGCTGAAAACCGTCAATGGGATTCTCTTGTCGCCGATCAACGAATGTCGTACGCGCCAGCACCTCGCTAGGCATGGCAAGGGTGTAAAATCGATGTCTGCCCTGCGTAAGCAGGACCGCCGTGTAGCTAAGCCATTCGTCCTGGCCAGCGGATTGGATAGCCATTCTCCGAACTAATCCGCGCGCCATGATGGTCCTCAAAGAAGGTATGCAAGTGCGGACGGCGCAAGTGCGGCCGCACAAAAAATTATGCTATGTTATCAGCGAGTTGATGAAATTTGGCTCTCTCGCGAGAGGGCGCGGCGCGCCTCAAGGCCAACTTCTAGGAGAAAGCCGATCATGGCGTTTCGGCTCGGCATGGGCTTGATTGTCGCCCTCTCGGCCTCGATCGCTTTCACAAGCGATTCGGGAAGAGACACCGACAACATAATGCGCCGCTCTTTGGCGTAGGTCGCTGGGTTGCTCATGATAAAAATGCCACCGCTAGCATGACCACGCCGGTGATGCCGACCAAAACGCATGCGACCTCGACAACGAGGATCGCCGTATCGAGCATGACCCGCCACATCGTCATGGCTTGATCCCAGAGAGGGCGGACGGGCGGCGTGCGATAGGGATCGTCGGGCTGGCGCGAAAGGCCAAAGTTTCTGGTCATGGCTCGTCTCCCTGTGAGAGGGTTTTCATCGTGGGCTCCCTACCGTCAGAGCGGCGTCGACCAAATCGCGAAGGCGCTTATCCTCTTCGCAGGCGTGAGGATATGCGGCGCGCGAAACTGCGCGGGTATCGGCGAATTTTGCTAGATCGATGAGCGCATTGAGATTGTCCTTTTTGACAAGCGTCCAACCCATGTCGTCAATTACGTTGGACATACCGATGCCAATCCGCGTTCTCGGATCGTTCCAATTCCAGCCCTTGATCCCGCGCACCCAAGGCGCATCAATCATTGCGCTTATGTCAATCCCCTTGGCCATCTTCGTCTCCTATTGCCGAGAACCAACTTCAACAAAATCACCATATGCGCGATAATTTCCAATTGCAAGCGATATTTTACGATGCCCAAACTGTCACTTTGAACAGGACCGATGCGCTTAAGGCGGTCTACAAACTTGCGGCTTTGGCTTCGGCGATCTCTTTCGCTCGCGCGGCATTCTGAGCGCGAAGGTGATCGGACACGGCGAGGGGCCCGGAAAACTCAGCGCGTCTTGCCTCAAGATCGGCGAGAAGTTTCGCCTTTTCCGCATCCGAAAGGTTTCTTGGACCGATGCGCGCCTGCGAATGGCCGACGGCGTCGGGATAGCGCGCGCGCAATTCTTCAAACGTCGGGCGGCGCGATCGATCGTTCGGCGAAGGAAGCGCCTGCAATTTGGATCGGCTTTCCTCGCGGCGCATCTCAGCGTAAATCGGCGCCATTTCGACTTCGCAGGCGTGTTTGACCTCGGCAACAGTAGGAAGCCATTGAACTTGGCCAGCGATCCCTATTCGCGGGTCCACGATACGACGGGCAACCGCATCAGGATAGCCGCTGAAGACCGCAGCAATCGCCCGGACATAAATCTCCGCATCCTCGGCCTCACCCTTCCGATAGCAGCCGAGGAGAATCCTCGCGCTTTCGCTCGCGATCTCTGGCGAACAAAGTTCCAACTGAGGGGGGGATTGGCCCAAAGGTGACGGCTCCCGTCGCAACATCGTCGCAAAGTTTTCGAGCGGCTGCATGGACACTTTTCTCCGGGTTTTGTTGGAATGGCCTTGGGCCGCCATGAGCGGCGATTGCGGCCGGCGCGTCTTCCCAGCGCCGCCCGTTCAAAAACGTCGCGGGGTTCATCCAAGATCGGTCGGGAGGCTTGTCTCGGATGTAGCGATCGACGCCGGCAACGATCGCTTCGATTTCCGCGGCGACCCGCGCAAACGCTTTGAGTGCCACGGGCTTGCCAACCTTGTGCGGCCAACGCGTCCAGAAGCGATCGAAGGCCGCGTTCAGGTCCGAGAGCAAACGAGCGCGCTCCGCGCGTTTCTTATCTTCTCTTTCTTTCTTATCTGACTGTGGTTGTGGTTGTGGAACGCGCGCGCGCGTAGCATCGGTTCCGCATTGCTCTAGCACTGCATTCGCATCGCTCGATGTTTGATTTTGCTTGGATTTTTGCCATCGTGAGTGTGCTGAACTCGTCGCTGTGAGCTTACGATTTTCGCGTTCAGTGAGCTCGCTTTTTGCGCGCAAATTGAAGAGACACCCTTCCTCAAATATGATTTTTCCAGTCGCAATCAGTCCATCAAGAGCGCGCACAAACCCAGCTTTCGGAAGGCCGCATTGACGGGACAGGCGCCCATCATCGCGCACCAGTGGACCGTTGCGGTCATACATGAGGGCGAGAAGCGACACATAAACGCCGCGTTCAGCAGCGGAAAGACCGGACACACCGGACATCCAATCAGACGGGAAAAAGCGAAACCACGGGTCGCCGCTCATTGCAGCCACTCTTCTGGCAGGCGCGCGCCCTTCTCAAGATTACACGGGGCGCACGCAAGAACGAGATTTTCGACGGTGTGCCTGCCGCCGCGCGACCATGGTAAAACGTGATCAAAATGAAATGGTCCTCCTTTGGAGCCACAATAGACGCACATTGATCCGTCGCGGTCTAACACTGCGGACTTGACGTCTCCCGGGATGGCGGGACGCGACGTCGGCTCGTAGTATCCCAGAGAGCGCATTGCCGGTATCTGGCCCCATCCGTTCTCCGTGAACATTTCCATGATCGTCGCCCGCGACCGCGCCCACTCCCTACCCGTCATTCGAGCAATGAGAGAGAGCTGTTTGTCGTTTGTGGGAAGGCTCCCCCTCGCCCAATAGAACATAACGATCCGGAAATATGCGCGCTCTTGGTGATCATCCAAATGCGCCGTATCGCGCATCCAGTCCCCATCATAGAAGGGCATAAAGGGGCGGCTCATCAATTTTCAGCGCGCGGAAACCTACCCGTTTAGGCCGGGGAGGAAGCGCGTCCTCTGTTCGTGTTGCGTTCACGGCGATTTAGATGTAGAAATATCGAAGCCGCCGCCCCCGCCAAGGGACGGCGGCCTCTTGATCGAACCACCTCATGGCTGGCAGATGCGAAATCGTTTCCGAACGCATGACTTCGCAGGTCTGCTCGGAATGCGGCTGCTTGCCGCTTTCGAGGCCGAGAGGTATCGCAGACTTGGATAAGCGGCATTGGGTATGCTCGGATTGTGGCGCTTCGCATGATCGCGATGTTAACGCAGCTCGAAATATCCTGTTTCGCGGTCGAGAACGTTCGACTCCCGTAGGGGAAATCCCCGTCCTTTAGGGCGGGGAAGACGTTAACATACCCCAACTGCCAACTTTTCCACCGTCACGCTGACGAACGACGTCACGTCGTATTTTTTCACGACGTTGAGATGCGCGACCTGTGCGTCGTCGACGAAGACAATCGTGCTGATCGCGTCCTTGACGATCTTGGCGACGTTGTCCGCGTCCGGTTTGCTCGACTTCCAATAGGCGCTCGCCTTGCGCTTTTTCGACCACGATTCAGGCACGAGATAGGCCGCGTGGACGCGCATCGAAACCGGGCCTTCGAGCGGCGGCGCGCCCTTCATCGCCGCGGCGGCGATCGTGCGCACCGCAGTCATGAAATCGGCCTGTTTCTTCGGGGTGAAGCGGCGCTTTCCTTGCGCGCCGGCGCGCGCGAACGGCACCGGCTCGCCTGGGACGGTGAACGACACCATCAGCCGCGAGCCCCTATTCTCGATTTCAGGCATTCAATGCGCGCGAAAAATTCAGGATCGCACGACATCATGCGTTCGATCTTTCGTACCGCGTGGAGAATTGTTGTGTGATTGCGTCCGCCGAATGCGCGCCCGATCTTCGGATATGAATCCGGACGGAGCGCCTTCGCCAGATACATCGCGATCATTCTCGGAAAAACGACCTCATTGGTTCTGCGCTCGCTTTCCATGTTGGATACGGGAATCTGGAAAGCCTCGGCCACGACGCATTTGATCAACCTGGTCGATGGCGCGGGGGCAAACTCAGACCGTCGAATCCAATCATCAATTATCCAATGAGCGACCAGATAGTCGTCGCAGGTGATCGGACCCAGCTCGATCGGGGCAACGTGGACCGACGCGATCCGATTGATTGGCGTGAGACGCGGGGCGGCAATTCGAAGCACGCGGCTAGGAATCATTCCCATGCGGGCGCGACGGGCCTTAGCGGCCTCGTGCTGGCGAATGAGAGCGTCGCTGTAGCCACGGGCTTGATATGCCTTGGCGATGAAAGGTGGGGTGGATTCGACGTGACTCATGACGCTACCTCTTTATTCCGATTGGTCCGATGGTGCGATTGGATCGAGGGCGACAAAGAACTTGCGTTTGCTTCGACCTCGCGCATATTTCTGTTGGCTGTTGGCTGTTGGCTCGGCGAACAGCGGCCCGTGATCTGCGGGCTTGTCGCCAAGTCTAGCCTTGATGCTTTCGCGGCGACGCTCGTCTGGCCCGGCGAGACAAAGCGCCATCCGCCGCGCAATATCGGCTTGGTATTCAGCCTCGCGCTCGATCAGCACGGCGTTAAAGCCCTCGCGCCACGCCGCCTCGCCCGTCGTGCCGGTGCCACTAAACGGGTCCAAAACTACGGAGCGTTTAAGCTCTAAGATTGAGCCACAATGCGGACAGGTCGGCTCGTCACGATCAGCCCTTGGCAATGAGGACACGTCAGGGTGCTTTGACGAGGAAGGTTCAGTTTGTCGTGGTCGCCCTTCAGCATTAATTGAAGATTTTCTAGACGATTGTCCGTCTTGACATGATTGATGTGATGGACGACTTCGTTGGTCGTCAGAAGGCGGCCAAAAGCCCTTTCCATCACCAGCCGATGTTCGAATAGGTAGCCTCCTTGCGGTTTCGATTGAGGGTGATCCGGCATATAGATCAGCTTGTATCCCCTCTTCGAGATTAGGAACGGCTTGCGGTTTTTCTTGTGCTTCGCCGTCCAGCGACAAGCACACAGCTTCCCGCAACATCGCTGCGCCGAACTCGTCGGCTGAAACCTCTTGCCGCAGGTCGCGCAGGTTTTCGGTTTCAGCATCATCGCCGCGCTCGCGCACGGCTTGCTGCAAAAGCGGCTCCGATGTTTGTTGTCGCGCGGCTTGAACATCTCGCCGCACTGTTCGCATGGGCGAATCGGAACCGATTGTTTTTGCGCTATTTTCATACGCCAGCTTAGCACATTGTGGACATACGAGTCTAGGAGGCGGCGTCACCAGCCGCACCAGCCATTGCATCAGATCGACCGGCTTGACAGTCGGATGCTTGGAGCCAAGGCGATCGTCAGAATCCGCTTTCGCCGAATAAAAAAAGCGGGCGGCGGAGCCGGAATCGCCGCGTGGCTCAAACTGTTCGCGCGGCCCGTAATCGCCATAGGCATTGACGGATGATTTGGCCCCATTGCGTGGCCCCACCGCCGCCAATTGTCCATTGCTCTCGGGAAACGCCGCCAGCACTTCCTCCGAGCCGTCATGGACGATGTTTGCCGGCCAGCGGCCGGCCAGCGCGAACGGGTCATAAGTGTTCGTCCCGTCGCGGCTTTCCTTGCCGATCGAGTTGGATTGGCGCGCGCTGCCGCGCGCGCGGCTGGCGGCGAAGCCAGCGGCGGCGGCGGCGGCTGCATCTTCCGTGCCAGCAAAGCCGACCCGCGTCGCATCGACATTGATCGCGCCCGTTCCCCAGCGCAGCACGTTCGCCGCGACGGTTTTCTCGCTTAGCGGCTTGCGCGCCAGGCAGATCGGCTCCCAAGCCGGCTTCAGCGCCGTCCCCCAGCCCTGCCATGCCGCCGCCTCGGCGCAGGGCGCCTCATCCGACAGCGCCTCGTGAAAATCCTTCGCAATGGCCGCGACCCGCCACGGCCGATCACCGTCGGAATCGACGCCGCCGACCAGGTTCGGCGGATTTTTCAGGCGCTCGGCCTCGATCCGAACCTTTGCGCGTTCGTGGCCGAGCGCCTTGTCGATCCCCTTGCTGACGTCATGCGATTTCGGAAAGCCGCTGCCGTAGACCCAGGCGAGCTGATCGCGGATCTCGAAACCGGAATCCTCGATCGCGCAGGCCAGCCGATGATAGGAGCGCGTGCCGCCGAACGCGATCAAGTGGCCGCCCGGCTTCAGCACGCGGAACATTTCGCGCCAGAATTCGACCGCAAACGCGACGGCTCCATTGTCCCACTCTTTCCCCATGAACCCTTTGGCGAGCCGAGCATAGCCATCAGCGCCGCAGCGCGAGCGATCAGAGGTTAGCGTGTCGTCTGCCTGCGACGTCTTGCCGAACCGCTTGACGATCGACACCAAGGCGTAGGGGGGATCGCAGACGCAGGAATCGATAGAGGCGTCCGGCAATGCCCTCACGATGGCGAGACAATCGCCGCGATGCAGCGTCACGCGCCCATCGAGGAATGAGGCAGCCTCGCTCATTCCCCGCTCTCCGCATTCTCGGGCTCGCGGGACTCCCCACGCGCAGAAAGAATGGTGAACTCTTCAAGAAATTCTTCTTCCGCTCGCGCAGGACTCCAATATCGAAGTGTCACGCCAAGCGGCGTCGTTTCTGTTGACCATGGCGCGGGAGCGGCGCTCATGTTCTGCCGCATTTCGTCGGTCAGAATAGCGCGATCGGCCGCATGGACGCTTGCTGGCATTTCCGCCGGAATGCCGAATCGTTCGCAGACCCGAAGCATCAGCGATGCTTCAAGTTCTCGATAGATGCCAAGCGCTGGCTTGATCGGGCGCGGGATATCCACGAGGTAAGCCTCGCTGGCGTCATGCAAGAGCGCCCAAAGAGCGTCCCCCCGCGGGACATGGCGAGAAAGAAGCACGCAATGCTCGGCAACGCTGTAAAAGCGAAGACAGTGGCCTGAGAACCGGCACTGCATCGAAAGTGCGTGGGCGATATCCTCGATTTGGATTTCGTCCGCGCGAGGATCAAGGGGCCAGAACTGAACGCCCGTATAGGTTTGAATCCAGTCTCCCTTGCGCATCATATCTCTTGCGCTCCCGCATTTGGGCCGGATGCGGGAGCGCAATCTATCCTGATGCGCGTAATAGAATTCGAGATCGTCAATCCCAGCCTTCGCGCGGGAGATTATCAGTTCCAACTCGGCCGGACGCGGTTTTGGCGCCGCCCCTTGGGTCAGCGCGATCAGCGATTGAATCGCCGCGATGCGGGCGCATGAGATCGGTCGGGTCATAGTCCTGCGAACCTCGATGGCTTGGGATTGGCGCGATAGAAATCGGGCGCACGGATGACCTCGAATCGAACTAAACTCATTGCGCGATGCGATCGGCAATACGGACCATCGGGCGATGCGCGATCGGAGCCACAATAGCGAAAGTCGTCGCTTCTCGGATCGCCAAAAGGCCACCGGCAATGATGATCGGCAAGCTCGGCGAATGTCACAGCGCCATCGGGCGGGATTTCCGATTCGCATTTGAACCGCTCGCGCATTTTCGCGGCGGCTGCCCTGCGTTCGGCTCTCTCGCCTACCGATTGCGATTTGGATTTTTTGGGCGCAGGTTCAGGACGTTTCAATCCGATCCCGAGCGCCTGTCGTTTTGTCGAATCGTAGGAACGCCCGATTTCCGCCGCTATGATGCGATAAGGATGTCCTTCCGAAGCGAGTGCTTTGAGCATTTCGATTTCCTCATCGGTCCATGAGGGACGCGGGATGTGTGTGCTGGACACCACGCGATTGCGGCCGACAAGCCCGAGTCGCATCAGCTTTCCGCAAATGGCGTTGCGCGTGCAGCCATGTCCGAATTCCTTGGCGATGCGCGAGGCGGGAAATCCCTCGGCCCATAACGCCCGTAGCTTCGCGACTGCGGCGTCATCCCAGGATTGCTGCGAGAATGAAGGACGCATATTCACGATCGAGCCTCCGCGCGTATGATGTTGAGTTCGGTTCCAAATTCGGCGATTTTTCGCTCGATTTTTCTGACGAGAATCTCATTCATGCCTATCCGGTTTTCACCCATTGCCGCTATCCGTTGTGGTGTCCGAGAACAGCCCCGCGTCGCCCTCGATCCGGCGCTTCGTCATGTCGGCATATTTGGGATTGAGTTCGATCAAGGTAGCGTTGCGGCCGAGGCGATCGGCGACGAGTCCCGTTGTCCCGGCCCCGGCGAATGGGTCGAGCACCGTGCCCCCCTTCGGGCATCCCGCCAAGATGCAGCGCTCGGCGAGCTTCGGCGGGAAGGTGGCGAAGTGCGCGCCCTTGAACGGCTGAGAGGCGATCGTCCAGACGTTACGGGCGTTCGCGCCCATGCCGCTGGAGCGGACAGCCTTCATCGGTCCATTGGTCTTGCCGCCGCCGTTGGCGCGCGACGAACCGGCCTGCGACTCGACGTCCTGGGCGAGCCGCGCAATGCTCGACGGCGCGAGCGGCTCGCGGATCGCGTCGGCGTCGTAGAAATACCGCGCACTCTTGGTCAGCAGCCAAATCTTCTCATGCGCACATGTCGGCCGGTCCGTGACGCTTTCCGGCATGGGGTTCGGCTTGTTCCAGACGATTTCCGAGCGCACCCACCACCCGTCGTCTTGGAGAGCAATTGCCAAGCGGTTCGGAATCATGCAGAGGTCTTTCCCCTTCAACCCGATTGGGATTCCCTGGTTCGCCGCGCGTCCACCACCACGCGTAATTATATAGTCCTGCTTGCCCGAGTCTCCTGGTTTGTGCTGCCCTTTTCCGGGATCGCGAGCGTAACTGTCCCCGACGTTGAGCCAGAATGTACCGCCAGGCTTGAGCACGCGCCTGATCTCGCGGCAGACCACGACCATCGTTTCGAGATAGGCCGTCATCGTCGGCTCTAAGCCAATCTGTCCGGCGACGCCGTAGTCGCGCAGGCCCCAGTAGGGAGGGCTAGTAATCACGGCGTCAAAATGGTTTGCCGGAAGCGTCGGGAGGATGTCCCGGCAGTCGCCATGCAAAATAGTCGTGGTGACTGCTCCCCGGCCTGAAGGCCAGGGCTTCCCAGACGGGTTGCCGGTCTCAGACATTTGGGGCTCCTTCAACAAGGCTCGCCAGTCCGCGAGCGAGAATGTGCTTTGCGGAGTTCACGTCTCTGTCGTGGACAGAGCCGCAATCCTCGCAAACCCACTCTCTTATTCGCAAGCCCTTCAATCCCTTCGGACCGCCGATTGCACCGCAATCGGAACAGGCTTGGGTCGTTAGGCGCTCGGAAACTTCAAGAGCCCTGCCGCCATGCCTGATGGCCTTGTACGACAGGAAGCTCTTGAAGTCCGACCAGCCGGCATCGAGCGAACTCTTTGCCATGTGGGTCTGAGCGATCTTGGACGGGCTCACGTCGCCGATGGCGATGAACCCGAAGTCCTTGGCGATCTTCGCCGAAGCCTTGTGCAGGAAATCTTTGCGGCGGTTTGCGATCTTGGCGTGGATGTTTCTGACGCGCTTTGGCGTCTTGCGTGCGCGCTGCGCCGTTGCGAGCTTGGCTTCGGAAGCGCGATACAGGCGAGGAGCCTCAACCTTGTCGCCCGTCGAAAGCGTCGCAAGGTCTTTCAGGCCGAGATCGATCCCGACATAAGACAGCGGCGCGCTGGCGGCACATTCGACTTCGACCGGAACATTCAGATACCAGTGCCCATTAGAGTCTTGGTTGAACGATCCCGCGCCGATCTTCGCTTCCGCCTTCAATGCCTCACGCTCGTGCATAGCGATATAGGCTATGCCGCGAAACGTGAATGCCACGCCGTCGAAGGAAACATGTCCGGTATTAAACGGAACCCATCCGAGCGACTTGCGTCCGCGCCACTTGAGCCAAGCTTTCTTGTGCGTTTTGCGGCTTTGGACGTAGAGCTTACAAACGCGCTGAATCGTATGCGAGTGGATATTCAGTTCCTTCGCCGCGCCGCTCGTCAGTGCGTGAAGATCAAAATACGAAAGCCACTTACGATGCGCGCGAGCGGCCTTCTGCTGCGTCTCATTGCAATAGTTCCAGACAAAATTGACAGCCCGCGCTTGCCGGTTCAATTCGGCCGCGTGCTTGTCTTTCAGCCTGAATTTGTACGTGAGTTGCATCAGTTTCTTTCGAAGGGCTCGCTATCGCCGCCCTGAAGGACGGGGTCTGCGCTCGCTGTTGTCAAGATCAGCGCTAATTGCTTGGCGCTCCAGGCTCGGATGGAGGCGGAGATGGCAGCCAAAAGGGCTTGAAGGTTTGGCTTCAGATAGTCCTCAAAGTCGAACGCCGCCATCAAGTTGCCGAGATTATTACCGGCGGCACTTTCGACGAGAACTGCACATCCCTCGTTTTCCAAATCCCGCCCTTTCGCCACTGCCTCATCTATCAAGGCACGAATCTCGCTTGCCGCAGCGGCGTATTGGGACTTCGTCATCGCGCCCTGATGGCGTTCAAGCAGATCGTCGATCTTGTCGGCCAGCGCGTCAGAGAACGGGCGGCGCTCTTCACATTCGATCTCAGCCGTGAAAAGGCGCTCGACCTTGGCAGACAGGCGCCCAGCATCGCGGTTGTGAATTTCGTTGGGCTTTTTTACCTTCTCTGCCGCAACAACCGCGTCAACGCGGCTTTTAGGAAGCCACAACACAAGGCCCATGTTCTTTGGCTTGCCGCCATCCATCAGTTCCTCGGCTTGGATCGCGCCGGTGTAGAACGTGATCTTGGTGCCGTGCTTCGTCTTATAAATCGATTGCGTGTCGTTCAATAGATTCTGAAAGATGACATTTTCGTCGCCGACCGCCAAAATCAATTCGGACATCTTCATGATCTCGCTCCATTGGGCGTTAACCGGATAGACATCCCTCAAACATTGCAATGCTCGCTATCGCCGCCGTGAACGACGGGGCTTGCGCTCGCGAGATGGTCGGTTATGCGGCGCTTTCTTTGCTCAGATTCGCGCGCCCCAGCGTCTCCCACGACAGCCCAATCTCGCGTCCCTTTTCGCTCTCGATCAGCATGGGCCAATATCGAACCGGAATTGACGATCGACGCTTCATTTCCGAGGCTGTCGAAGTTCCACATTTCAAGATGCGCGCGACCTCGCTAGGGCCGCCGAGTCTGTCGAAAAGTTCGGGCACTTTCTCCATAGCCAACATCCCTACACCATCCACATGACGGCTGTCAACATGATTTATGTTGCGTCTGAGCAATGTCAAATCCTTTTCGCGCGGGTCAATGAGAAACGCGCGGCTACGCCAGCGACGCGCGGAAGCCGCCGCGCGCGGCAAAATAGCGCTTTGGCCCCCTGACGGCACGACGCTTTGGCGCACCGTGAACTATTTTTTGCTTCTTACATGATTTATGTTGACATCGGATATGTAGACGGCTAGATTGCCTCCATCGAAACCCGATGAGGCCGCCGATGTCCGCCACGAAGCCGAAAGCCAAGACGAAGAAAGCTCCCGAGGCCGAAACGCCCCCCGTCACACCCGACAGCACGACGCCGAAACTCATCAAGGTCAACGTTCGCAAACGATTCTCTGACGCGATTCAGTTCACGGCTGAGATCGAATGTGCGGATGCGGTAAGCCCATCGATCAAACTCGGCCTCGCTGTCCGATGGGCGATGAAGAGCGGCGCGAACCTCCGCGGCGCGGACCTCCGCCGCGCGAACCTCCGCCGCGCGAACCTCGGCGGCGCGAACCTCGACGGCGCGGACCTCGGCGGCGCGGACCTCAGCGGCGCGAAC